ATTTAGATGAAACATTAACTAAAGAAGAGATTGATAAACTCTTTGACCCAGAATGGCATTTTAATTTAAAGAAGGAGAAAGAGGATGATGATTGATATAAGAGTGGGTGAGAGTAATAAAGTTAATGGGGATTGGTCACTATTTGTGACCTTCCCCTATAACGACAAAGTTATAGATTCTGTTAGGAGTTTTCCTAGCAGATTCTATAATAAAGATAAAAAAGAGTGGGAACTTCCCGCTAAGTGCTTAAAGCCGTTTGTTGACTCTTTACAGGATTTCAGTTTTGATATTCACGGCGACTGGCAAGCATTTGAAGAGAAAAAAGAAGTTGAAATGCCTGTAGGCTTTGAGTTTAAAACTACTCCATTTCAGCATCAGATTGATGGCTTCAAGTACGGTCTGAACAATGATAGGTGGTTACTTGGAGATGAGCAGGGACTAGGTAAAACAAAGCAAGTCATTGATATTGCCGTGGCAAAGAAACTTCAGAAAGGATATAAACACTGTCTGATTATCTGCGGCGTGAATGGTCTTAAATGGAATTGGGTAAATGAAGTCCGTATACATTCTAATGAGGATGCTTGGATTCTTGGACAGAGATATAAAGCTGGTCATAGAGTTATCGGAAGTCTTGCCGATAGAATCGAAGATGTAAAACGTGTTAAGGATATTGAAAGTTATTTTCTTATTACTAATGTAGAAACACTTAGAAATGAGGAAATCACAAAAGAAATTCAAAAACTTTGTAAAAATGGTACCATCGGTCTTGTAGCAATAGATGAGATTCACAAGTGTAAAAATCCCACATCTCAGCAGGGGAAAGCAATTCTGAAAATTCAGCCAGAATGTAGAATCGCTATGACTGGTACTCCGTTGATGAATAATCCGTTTGATTTGTTCATTATTCTCAAATGGCTCGGATATGAGAAACATGCTTTCTATGCTTTCAAAAAACATTATGGCATTTTCGGTGGTTATGGTGGTTATGAAGTTGTAGGATATAGATACCTTGAGGAACTCCAGTCTCAACTGGATGAAATTATGCTTAGAAGGTTAAAGAATGATGTTCTTGACCTTCCAGAAAAGACTCATATTACAGAGTATGTGGAGATGACTCCAAAGCAAGCACAGATTTATAAAGAAGTAACCATGGAAATCAAGATGAATATTGACCAGATTAAGATGGCTAATAATCCTCTTGCAGAACTTATCAGAATGAGACAGGCAACTGGATATACAGGTATTCTTTCTTCTACTATTAAAGAATCTGCTAAACTTGACAGAATGGAAGAACTTGTAGAAGAAGCTGTAGAAAATGGAAAGAAAGTTGTTATATTCTCTAACTGGACACAGATGACAAGTGCAATTTGTGATAGGCTCAGAACCAAATATGGCATCGGTCTTATTACAGGTGAGACACCGGACAGCAATAGACAGACAGTTGTTCAGATGTTTCAGGATGGTAAACTGGATGTGATGGTAGGTACAATCGGTGCTATGGGTACAGGCTTGAATCTTTTTGCGGCATCTGTTATAATATTTGTAGATCATCCATGGACGAGAGCCGCATACGACCAGGCAGTAGATAGGTGTCACAGAATTGGACAAAAAAATGCTCTATTGATTTATGATTTAGTATGTCACGATACCATAGATGAAAAAATTTTAAATCTTATTAACAGAAAAGGAGCGATGAGTGATTGGCTAATTGATAATAAAACTCTCGATAAAAATTCTGATTTGCTCAATTACTTAATAGGTTAATGTACGGATATATTTATAAAACAACAAATTTATTTAATGGTAAAATTTATATTGGACAACATAAAGCTACTACTTTTGATGAAAATTATTATGGTAGTGGTATTAGATTTGTTAATGTGTTTAGTAAATATGGTAAAAATAATTTCATTTGTGAATTACTTGAGGAGTGTTATTCAGAGAAGGAATTAAATGAGCGAGAACAATATTGGATAAAATATTTTAACTCAACAGATAGAAATATAGGATATAATTTAATGTCCGGTGGATATAAAGTACGGGGTATTAAACACTCAGAAGAAACTAAGACGAAAATATCCATTAGTAAAACGGGACAACATCCAAACAGAGATTATACTAATATATCAGAAGAAACTAAACAAAAAATAAGTTCTACGCTAAAGAAATACTATGAAACACATGATAATCCACGAAAAGGTGTTCATTTATCTGATGAGACAAAAGAAAAATTACGGCAGGCTAATTTAGGTAAAAAATATTCAGAAACAACAAAAGAGAAACATAGAGGTAAGACTGCGTGGAATAAGGGAATTCCTATGACAGAAGAAGTTAAACAACATTTACGAAAAGTAAATACTGGCAAGGTAGTTGCACGAAGAACTGTCGGTCAGTTTAGTTTAGATGGAGTACTTCTTAATACCTACATTTCTTGTGCGGACGCATCACGAAAAACTGGTATATCAAGGCCTCAAATAACAAAATGTTGTTTAGGTTATAAAAAGTCTGCGTCGAAGTATATTTGGAAATATCTAAATTGAGTTTTCTTATCAGTGGTAACTGTTGACAAATAGTCATTTATGTTATATAATATTATAGTAAATAAAACTAGAAGGAGTGATGGCTATGGTGTAGTGATTAGGAGGTTGAAAACATGGCAGACCAAGAGAGACTATTAAAGCTAGAAGAAGTGGCTGTTCTAATTGGCAGTTCTTTTAAGTCAATCAACAATTGGTATTGGTTTAAAAGAGAGAATCCAGATAATGAATATGCCAAGATGCTACCTGACTATATTCAAGAAGGGCCAAGACAGACACGTTATTGGCGAGAGTCTGATATATGGAAGTTGATAGAATTTAAAAATGCTATCCCACAAGGTAGAAATGGAATAATGGGTAGTGTAACACAGAAATATTATCACAGTAAGGCAATGGCAGATGACTAACGAAAAACTTTGTCATAGGTGTGAGAATAGAAATTATACGAATTGCCACACATGTAAAGATGGCAGTAACTTTGCATGTAGTTATACACAAGAAGAGTGGCGAAAGAGGAGGAAGAGACGCATGAGAAATGAAGAACTGGATAAATTGATTCTAGGCTATGCCAAGAATAAAGCTGAAATGGACAGTTATAAAAAGATTTGTGATAAGGAAAATGCAAAAATTAAGTCCATTATGAAAGAACTCAAAGAACCTACCTATGAAGTTGGTGAATATAGGGCAGTATATTCCGAACAAAAAAGGGAAACAATGAATGAAGAAATGCTACTAGAAATTCTTGGCGGTGGTGCTAGAGAAATGGGCATTGTAAAAACCAAAGAATACGTTGACTTTGATGCCCTTGAAAAAGCAATCTATGATGACCTTATTTCTCAAGAAACCGTAGCCGAGATGGCAAAGGCAAGAGAAGTAAAAATCGTGCCTGTTCTGAAGGTATCTAAGATTAAGAAAAAGAAGGAAGAATAACATGTACATAGACCCTTTTATCGGTGGGATATTATTTACAGTATTTGCAGAAATCATCCTTTTAATTATTTATGGTTGGTGGAAAGGAGATAACAATGGCAAAAACAACGTCGATTAGAATTACATCCAGGGCATCTGTAAAGGTAAGAGATTCCTTTTATACAGTTGAATACTGTGAGGAAAGACAGATTGAAGATGGTGACGATGTAGCAGAAGAAAGAGAAAAACTTTGGAATGTATGTAATACAGAAACGGACAATCAGATTGAAGATATTTTAAAAAGTTTTTCTAAAAGGTAGTTGACAAATCTTACATTATGTAGTACAATATAATTGTCGAAAGACAGATGAATTTCCTTCATAATTCATACTAGGTTTCCTTTCTGGGACGTGGCCTTATGGCCGACAAATAGGTTAGCTTGTACCTCTACCACGGTACTGGCAACAAATACCTCATAGAAGTGCAGGCTAACGAGTCTATACAATTACTGAGTGGTAGCAGTAATTGTATAGACTTATTTGTTTATTAGGGAGAGTTTAAATGAGCGTAGTTAGAAAGCACCACAATAAAAATTATACGGTAATGAGTAATTATCATTTTATGGATAAAACACTGTCATTAAAAGCAAAAGGATTATTATCTCTTATGCTTTCTTTACCAGAAGATTGGGATTATTCAACAAAGGGATTAGAAACCTTGTCACAGGATGGAAATACATCAGTAAGAAGTGCCCTTAATGAATTAGAAGAACATGAGTATTTAATTCGAGAAAGAGTATTCGATGGTGGTAAAATAGTAGATTGGGAATACCACATTTTTGAATCCAGAGAAGATTGTCAACAATTTAAAGAGCAACGTGTTGAAAACACACATGTAGAAACCAACAACAATAAAGTACGTAAACAATCAATTACTAAAGAAGGAAGTACTAAAAGTAATTCTAAAGAATTACTACAAAATTCAAATTTCTCATTTGGTAAACAGAAACCTAAAAAGCAAAATTTATTTACTAAATGTGTTAGCTTAATAGACGATAAAACAAACAATAAAGAAGTAAGGTCTTTGTTAATTGATTGGTTAAATATGTTACTGGAAAAATATAAAGTGCGCGGTAAATCATTGTATGTCAATGTATTTAAAGGCAAACTTAATATGTTAGATAAATACGATGAAAAAGATTGGAAAGAAATCATCGAATATAATTTACAAAGAGGTTACGAAGGATTTTATCCAATTCGTGATTATACCCAGTCAATGAGTTATGATGTGCGAAAAGGTAAACCGTGGGAAGAAGGTGTACGAAGTACACGCTATTCCAAAGAAGAACTAGAGGAATTAGCAGAACTAAATAGACAGAGAGAAGCACAAGGATTGAGGACGCATTTTTAATGGAAAGAAGAGAAGATTGTTGGTATCGTGAAGTTTGTACTTATGATTACTGTACGAATTGTATACGATACGCAGAAATGGATTATTTGATAAAGAGTAGCGGAATACCTAAAAACAGACAAAGACCAATCAGTCTTGAGGCTGGAGTAGATTATGATGCTTTCTGTAAATTATCGGATATTAAAGACGATATTTACAATCTTGTAGACACGGACTTTAATTTGTATATTTGCAGTAAAGAAACTGGCAACGGTAAGACAAGTTGGGCAATTAAGATTCTGTTAAAGTATTTCGATTCGATTTGGGCAGGTAATGGATTTCGTGTTAGAGGATATTTTCAACATGTTCCAACACTTCTTACGACATTGAAAGATTTTAGTAAATCTCATGATGTATTAAAGCATACATTAGAAACTGCGGATATAGTAGTGTGGGATGATATAGCAAGTGCTAAACTGTCCGATTACGACATTCAACAGTTACTTATCATCATTGATGCCAGAATAATGGATTGTAAGCTAAATATTTATACTGGCAATCTCACAAGCTACGAAGCGTTAGAGAAAGCCGTAGGTTCCAGGTTAGCAAGTAGAATTTGGAATTGTAGCGAAATCATTACATTGAGAGGACGGGATAGAAGAAATGGCAACGATTATTAGTTTCTTTATCGGTGTTTGTTGCGGTCTTATTGCGGGAATGATAGCTGTAGTTTTAATTGATGATAGGTATAAATAATGGTAGCACTTCAAATATTATCCAAAATTTTATCGACAAAAGACTTATCCATATTGGAGAATAATCTCCTAACATCTGAATACTTTGTTGGGTATGAGGATGAGTATCAATTCATTGTTGACCATACAAAAGAGTATGGGGCAGTTCCAGATAAAGCAACGTTTCTTTCAAAGTTTCCAGAAATAGAATTAGTTGATGTAGCGGAGTCAGACAGATATTTAGTAGATACAATTCGTGAGGAGTATCTGTACTACAAGTCTGTGCCTGTTATACAGAAAGCCGCAGAATTATTAAAATCTGATGCTAATGCCGCCGCAGAGTATATGATACATGCCCTTAATGATTTACAACCTAACTATACATTAGGTGGTGTAGACATTGTAGCAGAAGCTGAGGATAGATTTAAGCAGTTCATTGAACGTAAAGAACATCAAGAAGATTGGTTTTTTACATGTGGATTTGAAGAGT